AAAAGGGCTAACATTACACAATAACGCTAAGCTTTTAATAACCTTTGTTTTTTCTGTTCCTTTACCTTCTTGAATTTTAACATATTTTTGATAGGTTTCAATTGTTATATCTGACCATCTATCAGGAATCGTTAATTTAATCTCTTTCATTATTAATAAATATAAAATGTTATAATTCGTTTTTTATTCTTTGTTCTGCTATTTTAAAATACTCTTTATCTAATTCAATTCCTATAAAATCTCTGTTTAAATTACAACAAGCAACGCCTGTTGTTCCACTACCCATTGTGAAGTCCAAGACAGTTTCATTTTCGTTTGTATATGTTTTAATAAGATATTCAATTAATTTAACAGGTTTTTGTGTTGGGTGAACCCTATTTAATGAATTAGTTTCTTTTTGATAAGATGAAATTCTTATTATTCCATCGGGATATCTTTTATTGGGATTATAGTTTTTGTCTGATTTGTTTATTACTTTTTTATTTCTTTTACCATTGATAAAATCACTATTTGTAGAACCTTTATTTATTGGTCTTATATTTTCTTTTTTTGCCTTTGTCATTTGTGGGTAATAACACATGTTTTTTTTACTTCCGTTTGCAGTAAATCCTAAACTAAAAATAATTATATTTTCTGTCCTTTTTAATGGTTTTAATTTAGCATTGAAAACACCATAAGGTTTTACTTTATCCCACACCCAATCATACTTGTAATTCTTTATATTTGACATTCTTAAAGCACTACTAAATGGCTCACTACCAAATAAAACAATAGCACCATTTGGTTTTATTATTCTGTTTAATTGTTTCCACATCAAATCAAAATCAATCACAGAATCCCATTTACAAGCTGTTGTTCCATAGGGTGGGTCTGTAATTATAGCATCAATACTTTTATCAGGTATCAATTTCATTATCTCTAAACAATCGCCATTGTATAATTTCATGATATATAGTATTTCCCAGAATAAGAAACCATCAGCTTGTTTAAAGCAACATATCTAACAGAATCTATTGCATGGTTAAAAGAATCTATTGGCTTGTTGGTTATTTCGTTATTCTTGTTTTTTATCCATTTATAATTCCTAAATTCCTTTATTGCGTTAACGCTTCTTTTGGTGATATTTAGCTTGTGTCTTTTCAAAACATCAATTCCAATACGCACAGAATCAGCACCCTTTTTTGTTGGTTTTATATTAATGCCACCCATTCGAAAGATCTCCTCGATACTCTTTGGCTCTGCGGAGTCGGCGAAAATCTCAATACTTCTGTCAATTCCTAGCTGTTTGATCTTGTGTGCAATATCTTGGTTTGTTAATCCTCTTTCATAAATCAGTTCATCAATGTATAAATTAAGGTCATGCTTATAAACTTTAATTAATGATGTTGGATCAGCTGTAAAACCAAAATCTAATCCAAGTGCTATTTCAGAAGCATTATCTGGAATACTATCTATTATATTAAATACAGGGAA